TGCCCGTACTACTCGTTTTATTTTAACTTGTAATTATATTGAACGAATCATTGATCCTCTCCAATCACGTTGCCAGGTACTAAAAATTGTACCTCCATCTAAACAAGATATTGCTTATCATATTATAGACATTCTCAAAAATGAAAATGTTGGTATGGGAGCTGATGATTTAAAATTAGTAGTTAATCAATATTATCCTGACATTCGTAAAATGCTTAATACACTACAAATGGGTGTAGCAGGTGATGAAATTCTAATTGATAAAAATATATTAGTATCTAGTAACTACAAAACAAAAGTATTAGCAGAACTAATTAAACCAAATACTAAATCATTTAACAATATCAGACAAATTGTAGCTGATTCTGGTGTTAGTGATTATGAAGATTTATTTAGATACTTATATGACAATGTAGAAAAATATGCTCCATTAAGTGTAGGTGAAGTGATAATTTATATTGAAGAATATCAATACCATGCTAATTTTAGAATTGATAAAGAAATTAACATTATGGCTTTGATATCTAGAATTTTATCATTAATTTCAAGTAAACGAGTTATATGAAAAAATTCATATACTTTCTAGTGATTTGGATTGCTAGTAATCTATCTATTCCTTTTTGGATGGTAGGTCATGTCCATCTAACTATGAATGTATATGATGACATTAAAGAAATTATAGCTTCATTTGGAATGAATGCTTTAGTAGCAACTGGATTTTATTTAGAATGGCGTAAACATAAAAAAGAAATAGAAAATGAATAATCAAAAACCAATGAATGTCAATATTGACATCAAAAACACTAGACCAATTGCCTCACCTGAAGGCAACCAAGTATTCTCAGAAGGAGTTATTTTGCGTAAAGTATCTCGTTTTGTAACTGGCACTCAAGAAGATGGAGTTATTCCAATTCCATGTTTTTATGATGTAGCCACTGGTAAAGTATTAGTAGAATTGCTTCCTAAAGAATTGAGAGCAGAATTCGAAGATGACAATATTTGATTGGCTAAAAGAAATCACAACTAATAAAACACCTTGGTCATCATTCACTGAAGGCCAGCAAGAATCGTTTAATTCTTACATGGTTCATCGCTTTGTTAGTATGTATGAAGGGTATACAGAGGTCGCTAATTATGGCCAAAGGATACCATATCCTGAAAAAGAAAAAACCTACAAATATTACTGCCATATGTTACCTAAAAAGAATGTTTTCCTTAAGTACGTGAAAAGTTCACGTAAAAAAACAAACGAATCTATATTACAATACATTGCTAACCATTATACAATATCACTTGGGGAGGCAGAAGATTATGTTTATATACTTAAAAAAGAAGGTGTAGAACATATTCTTGAAAAAGCAGGTGTTAATGAAAAAGAAATTAAAAAGTTATTAAAAGAAATACAATGACAAAAAACAGCGATTTAGGTCTTAGGGGAGAACATCCCCAAACAAGAACAGTTATTAAAACAGACTCAATTGTAGATTCAATTATTGATGAGTATATTTCACGAGCTGAATTTGGTAAAATTAAATACAATAATACTCTAGATAGAACAGATTTATCTGTACTAGATTATTTACAACACGCTAAAGAAGAAGCAATGGATTTAGCTCTTTATTTAGAAAAAACAATACAAATGTTAAAAGGAAAAAAATAAGTTATGGAACCACATCGTAGAAAAATTTTAGACGAAAAATATTATTACTTTAGTAACCCAAATGTATGGTCAGATATTTATGAACATTTGCCTACTTTTAGAAAATATGCTAAAGAATGTGATACTATTATTGAAATGGGAACTCGTTCAGTAGTAGGCACTTATGGATTTTTAATGGGACTATCAGACCCATCAAGAGACATTTGGCAAGATCATTTGTTTAATCATCGTTGGAATGAATTAGATAGTATGTCTATGATTCAAGGTAAAAAAATGGTTTGTATTGATATTGACCATCCAAATATTTGGGGTGATAGATTATTAGAAACAGCTATTGAAGGAGCTAATCAGTGGGGTATTGAATTAGAATTCAGACAACAAAATACTCTTGAAAATGAGATTGAAGAATGTGATTTCTTGTTTTTAGATACTTGGCATTCATATGATCAGGTAAAAGGTGAATTAATTCGCCACGCTGATAAAGCTAAAAAATATATTGGTTTCCATGATACTCAGTTTTATGATTTTAAAGATATGAGTGGAACTCAAGGTATTTGGCCCGCGATTGAAGAATTTTTATATTCAAATCGTAATTGGTATGTCTATGAGAAGTTTGCTAACAATCATGGAGTTACAATTTTGAAAAGAAAGTATTAATGATTAGTTTCATAATACCTACAGTATACAGGTCTAAACATCTAATACAATTATTACGAAGTTTAGATACACATCCCTTAGTTAGTGAAATTCTAATTATAGAGGATTGTTCTGATCCTGGGGTATTAGATCCTAAACATGGTAATCTTTTTAATAAGGTAACAATTGTACCATTTCAAGAAAGAAAATTTTGTAATGGAGGTTGGAATTTAGGAGTTAGTTTAATTAAAACACATTACTACGCTTTATGCAGTGATGACATCTTATTTCCAACCTCTGTTATAGATGATGTTCTCCATTTTTATAAATTCAGACCCAAATCAGGATTTATAGGAATGCATCCAACTCAATTTAATTGTAAAACTCAAACAAAATCTTTAGTTTATGGATTTGTTGAAAGAGAAGTATGGCATGTTGATGGTGGGTGGGGTGCGTTACAATTCAATCATAAAGATAATTTATTAATTATACCTGAAGATTTAAAACACTGGTGTGGAGACACTTATAATGTTTTTTATAGTAAATACCCATGTTATAATTACTTTGGTGAAAAATTTTATACTTGTAGTGATGAACATGGAACATCAACAAATAGTGAGATAATGGAAATATGTTATAATGATCAACATATTTTTGAAGAAAAATATAAATTGGAAAAACCAATTTGGAAAAAATAAGTTTTGGCTAAAAAGAAAAAAATACCTGCAATTGTAAAACAAATACAAAAACATAACCTAAAAGAGATTATCTACGGAGTAGAAAAATCAATCTCTTATAGTCAAATGTCTACCTATTTGTCTTGTCCTCATAAGTGGAGTCTCCAATATAAAGACGGTTATTACACATCTGAAGCGTCTATTAATATGACATTCGGGACTGCACTTCATGAGACGTTACAACATTATATAGCGGTTATATACAATATTAGTGGCGCGGAAGCTGATCGAATTGATTTAGAAGCTTATTTTGAGGAACGTTTTAGAGAAACATACTTAAAAGATTACAAATCTAATAAGAATGTTCATTTTTCTGATCCTGTTGAAATGAGAGAATTTTATGAAGACGGATTAGAAATTATTAAAACAATAAAAAAACTTAGAAGTGGATTATTTAGTAAACAAGGATGGTTTTTAGTGGGATGTGAAGTCCCTATTTTAATTACTCCTATTCCAGAATATAAAAATATTTTATATAAAGGCTATTTGGATGTTGTTTTATATCATGAACCAACTAATAGTTTTAAAATCATGGATATTAAAACATCTACTAAAGGTTGGGATGACAAAACTAAAAAAGATGAAAATAAACAATTCCAACTTATTCTTTATAAAAAATATTTTGCTAAACAATTTGGACTTGAAGAAGATAATATTGAAATAGAGTTTTTTATTGTTAAAAGAAAAATATGGGAAGAAGCTCCATATCCTGTTTCTCGACTTCAAGAATTTAGACCTCCAAGTGGAAAAATAAAAACAAACCGAGCTACTAAAACAGTAGAAAATTTTATTCAAACTGTCTTTAACCATGATGGAACTCATAAAGTATTATCTCATGAGCCTAATCCTTCAAAATGGAATTGTCGGTATTGTCCTTTTGGAAAAGATAAAAAATTATGTCCTGTAAGTGTACTTTAACAGGATCTATGTATATTTATATATAACAAATAAATAAAAGCTATGACAAAAAAAGATATGACCCTAACCTCTGTAAAAGTACAGAGTGAGTTATTTGAGGATTTTAAGATTGCTTGTGTTAAGTATAAATTTTCTTTACAAAAGCTTGCTGACCGTACTATTCATTTATATCTTACGGACGAAGATTTTAGAAAAAAAGTTCATAACCACAACAATCTAGAAATTAAAAATTAAACAAAACATGAATAAAAGTTTTAAGTATTTGCCTCCTGACCAAAGGAAAAAGATTATGCTTATCTGCGATGACATTAGAGTTCATTCAGGTATAGCAGGTGTAGGTAGAGAAGTAGTTTTACATACTGCTCATCATTTCAATTGGGTAAACATAGGAGGAGCTATTCAGCATCCTGAACAAGGAAAAAGATTAGACCTAAGTCAATCAACTAATGAAACTATGGGTTTAACTGATTCCTCAGTTATTATGTATCCAACAGATGGTTATGGTAATCCTCATATAATTAGACAACTAATTAAAATGGAAAAACCAGATGCTATTATGTTGATTACAGATCCACGTTACTTCACTTGGTTGTTCCAAATTGAAAATGAAATCAGGAAACAAATTCCTATTACTTACCTTAACATTTGGGATGATTATCCAGCACCATTATATAATTTACCTTATTATGAAGCCTGTGATTTGTTAATGGGTATTTCAAAACAAACAGTTAATATTAATACCTTGGTTTTAGGAGATAAAGCTAAGAATAGAATTATTAAATATGTTCCTCATGGTTTGAATCATAATATTTTTAAACCTTTAGATAAAAATGATTCTAATTTAAAGGAATTTAAAAAACATTTATTTAAAGGTAAAGAATATGATTTTGCTCTTCTATTTAATTCTAGAAACATTCGTCGCAAACAAATTCCAGATACTATCTTAGCCTATAAGTATTTTATTGATACTTTACCTATTGAACAAGCTAAAAAATGTTGTTTAGTTCTTCATACTGAACGAGTAAATGAACATGGAACTGATCTAGATGCTGTTATTGAGTTAATTGCTAATGATGAAAAATATAATATCATATTTACTGATGCTAGATTTGAGTCTATCCAAATGAATATGCTATATAATAGTACAGATGCTCAAATTCTATTAACATCTAATGAAGGATGGGGATTGAGTTTAACTGAAGCTATTTTAGTAGGTAATCCAATTATTGCAAATGTAACTGGAGGAATGCAAGACCAAATGAGATTTGAGGATGAAAATGGAAACTGGTTTACACCAGATGAAAATGTTCCTTCAAACCATTTAGGTACTTATAAAAAACACGGTAACTGGGCGTTCCCAGTATTTCCAAGTACAAGAACATTAGTAGGTTCACCTCCAACACCTTACATTTGGGATGATATTTGTCGCCCAGAAGATGCAGCTAAACAAATTTCAGCAGTATATAATTTAACTCCTGAAGAACGTGAAGAAAGAGGTATGGCTGGTAGAGAATGGGCTATTGGAGAAGAAGCAGGATTCACAGGTGAGGCTCAAGGAAATAGAATTATTGATGCTTTTAATGAATTGTTTGAAACTTGGAAGCCAAGAGAAAAATTTGAATTTGTAAACACAACAGAAATTAAAGATAAAGTTTTAAATCATAAATTGTTATATTAATGAAACCATTATTTGTTATAAGTTGCCCTTTTGACACCTACAGTGGCTACGGTGCTCGATCAAGAGATTTAGTTAAAGCCATTATTAAATCAGATAAATACGATGTTAAGTTATTGTCTCAACAATGGGGTATCACACCCTTTGGTTTTTGTGAGGACAATAAAGAATGGAGTTTTCTATTAGAACATTCCCTCCCAGACAATCGACTTCCTAAACAACCTGATGTGTGGATGCAGATTAATTTTCATAATGAGTTTCAAGCTGTTGGAAAGTATAATATAGGAGTAACAGCTGGTATTGAAAGTACAATTTGCCCTCCTGAATGGATTGAAGGAATTAATAGAATGGATTTAACTCTAACTTCATCTGAACACTCTAAAAAAGTATTTGTAGAGTCAAAGTTTGAAAAAAGAGATAAAAACACCAATCAACTTCAAGAAATGGTTGAATTAAAAAAACCAATTGAAGTATTATTTGAAGGAGCAGACACAGACATTTATAAAGTAATTAATACACCTTGTTCTATTGACTTTAATGTTAAAGAAGATTTTGCTTATTTATTTGTAGGTCATTGGATGGAAGGTGATTTAGGTGAAGATAGAAAAAATGTTGGTTTGTTAGTTAAAGCGTTTTTTGAAACATTTAAAAACAAAACTAAAAAACCAGCTTTAATTTTAAAAACATCTCAAGTTGGAGCCTCATATATGGATCGAGAAGCTATTCTTCATAAAATTAAAAAAATTATGAAAACAGTTAACTCAACTAATTTACCTAATGTTTATCTATTGCATGGTGAATTTAGCGATGAGGAAATGAATGAAATTTATAATCATTCTAAAGTGAAAGCAATGATTAGTTTAACTAAAGGTGAAGGTTTTGGTCGTCCATTATTGGAATTTACTTTAACTAAAAAACCTTTGATTACAACAGCTTGGTCTGGTCATATGGATTTTTTAAATTCTGAATTCACTAATTTAATTAATGGTCAGTTAACTCCTGTTCATCAAAGTACTAAAAATCAATTTTTGATTCAAGACTCAAAATGGTTTTCACCTGATCCAGGACAAGTAGGCTTTTATTTAAAGGATGTATTTGAAAATTATAAAAAATATACTGATAAAGCTAAACGTCAAGCATTTAAATCTAAAAATGAATTTAACTGGGATAAAATGAAAGAAAAATTAGAAGTTATTTTGACTAAAAATGTTCCT